TGGGAAGTAGATGTATCTCAGGCACAACAGGCTGTAGATATTATTGAAAAAGCTGCAACAAAAGCAGGAGAAGTGTTACAATTTAGATGTCCTGTTGATGCCGAAGGAAAGATTGGCAACAACTGGCGTGATTGCCACTGACGTTACTGGTGGGTTTTGATAAAGGAAATTGAAATGGCTGATGAAAAAAAGAAGTTGAAGATTAAGTGCGACATTTATTGGGCGCAATTGAACAAGATGAATGAGATGAGCGGTGCTTATCAAGTTAACTTGTGTAACTTGTCTGATGCAGCAGCAGAAGCATTGGAAGAAATGGGTCTGTCTGTTAATCAAGACAGTGAAAAGAAAGCTGACATGGGTAAGTATATTACCTGTAAATCTAAGAACAAACCAATGAAAGCATTCGATGTTGATGGTGATGAAATCACTGAAGACATTGGTAATGGTAGCAAGGCTAAGGCTTTGGTTGGTACATATAATTGGACATACAAAAATAAAAAAGGCGTTAGCGCATCATTGATCAAGCTGGTTGTCACTGACTTGGTTGAATACTCAGGTGGTGGTGGTATCTCTGCTGATGACGAAGACGTTCTGTAAAGGAAAACAAAATGCAGATTAAACTTGATCTCCATGTTGATGATGTTAACATTATTATGGGTGCTTTAGGTAAAGTTCCCTATGATATGGTCTTTAAACTGGTCAACACCATTCAACAACAAGCTGCACCACAAGTGCAGGCTGCTCAGCAAGAAGCTAAAGCTAAGGAAGCACAGCTTTCCCTGCCCTTTGAACAGCCTGTCGCCTGATGATAGCCTTAGTTGATGCTGATATCATAGGGTATCGCATCGCTTTTGCATGTAAGAATGAAAGCATAACCACTGCTAAGTTTACTCTTAACAGTTACATTGCTGACATTCTTATGTGCGGTGTAGATAACACCTTTGATGGTTGCTATGTAAGCCAGTGGAAACTCTTTCTCACAGGAAAGAATAACTTCAGGAACAACATAGCAACCACTGCTGTTTATAAAGGCAACAGAACAGCGCCTAAACCAGAGCATCTCCCTGCCCTACGCCAGCACATGGTGAAGGAGTGGGGTGCTGTCGTTATTGAAGGACAAGAAGCAGACGATGCTATAGCTATTGAGGCAACTCTTCTTAAAGAAGAATGTGTGATAGCTTCTGTAGATAAAGATTTAGATCAGATAGCAGGCTGGCATTACAACTTTGTAAAGAAGATTGGATATCATGTTACCCATGAGGCAGGCATGCATTCTTTTTACAAACAAATATTGACAGGCGATGCCGCTGATAATATCATTGGACTACGTGGCATTGGCCCTGCTAAAGCAGAGACGCTCTTATCTGAGACAACATCTGAAGAAGATATGTATGCTGCTTGTGTTCTTGCTTATGATGGAAATGAAGCAAGAGTTTTAGAAAATGCTAGACTGCTTTGGCTTCGTAGATATGAAGGGCAGGAGTGGCAACCACCAATGAAAGAAGAACATGGAAAATAAATCAGACTTAAGACCTAACGATGTAGCTGTAATCTTACGACCCACTTTTGAAAACGATGAGTGGATAGGTGGGTTTGAGGTATTAGTTAGTGGCTTTGGCCCTATCACTATTACTAAAGAAAACATGGACGACATGATTGGAATGGGTGTTCTTCTTGCGTCCGTCATACCTTTTATGGAAGAGCATGAAGAAATTGCTAAACAGATTATGGAATACTGTAGTAAATTTTATGGTGATGTTGGTGAGTTTGAATACGATCCCAACCACGATAGTTTTGGGGACAGTCTTGTTCTAACAGAAGCAACTAAAACTGTAGGTGGAAAGCATTAATATGAACATAGAAGAAACCTTAGATAGAAGAGCCAGACATTATGGAGAATTTGTGAATATTGCTGCCACTGCCCAAGATTTAAAGGCTGTCCTGAAATACGGAGTTAACTATCATATGTTAGAACCGGATATGGCAGAAGCTCTGGATATGATTGCTCACAAAATGTCACGACTTGTTAACGGAGATTGTTATCATCGTGATAGTTGGCATGACATCATGGGATATGCCAAGCTAATTGATGTACGTTTGGAGGCTATGGAATGATTAAGATAACTGTATCGGTCACTGTTTTTGTAGACCCTGAAGACTTACTCTCAATCTACTTAGATGAAGATTCTTTATCTGAGTTTGTTGCAGAGTGTGTGACTGATGGACTAGAAACATTGTATCCAAGCGAAACTATTTTCAATCACATAGACATCGAAGGTCTAACGTGATACAAGATAGTTCAATTGAATTAAGACCAGTGGCTAATGGCTATGTTGTCTTTTACACAGAAATAAAAAACAACACTGAGGTATGTGCTGAGTTTGTTGCTGTGTCTCTTGATGAAGCGTTGAGCATTGCTCATGATCTCTTCTCACAGGAAGAGTCTGCTGCCAATATGTCTAACATCCTTGACGAAACTATCCCCAAAGAATAGAAACGGCGGTCAGTGGACTGATGCTAGATTCAGAAGCTTCATTACGTCTGCTTTAAGAGCAGCGTCACGTAAGTGGCCTCCGAAATATACAGCTCTTAAGGCTGCATTGATTGGTAGAAAGACTAATAAGAAGACAGGACTAATGGCACAGCATTACAAGTGTGCTATGTGTAAGGAAGAGTTTGTAGCAGCAGATGTACAAGTAGACCATATACATCCAGTAGTTGATCCCTCTGTAGGGTTTATTAGTTGGGATGTATATATTGATAGAATGTTTTGTGAGTTGCCTGATTTGCAGGTATTGTGTAAGCCTTGTCATAAATTAAAAACTGATGAGGAAAAATCTGAAAGGAAAAAGAAATGAAGATTGAACTGACCCAATATGAAGAGAACGAAGATGGAAGTGTCAATTGCCATGTAGACATGGATAAAGAAGCCACACATCATTTAATCAACTACGCTTTAGTGAACATGTTAACTAAGGCTGTGGAAGAAGGTAAGCTGTACACCCCTGATACCTATGTAGCTGAAGTTGAGGCTGAAGAAGAAGACGCTAACTACTTCTATGATGAAGATGGAGACGTTGAATACTACTATGTAGAAGACGAAGACGCTTGGTATTACTACGATGAACATGACGATGATTGGTTCATTGTAGAAGACGAAGAAGAGGAAGAGGACGGTAAAGTTTGGGTGGCTCTTGAATCAGAACAACTGGAATCCCTCCTTGTGGCTGAGTTGAAAAACTGTTTAGTAAATACCTATAACAATTCATACCTCATCTTCCCAGAGGATGTTGATCACAATATTCATGTACGCAATGCATGTAAAACTTTGCTTGGTCATTATATGATTTCCAGTGAAGCAGATGCTTATCTAGATGAGGTGGCTGCTACCTATGAGTGTTAAACTCATTTGGTCTACGCCACATGGGGAGGAACTCGTTGCTTATATGGCACGGGTTTCTAACCAAGACAACCAAGACAACAAGAACACAGCGCCTAAGCTTCTTAAATATTTAATGAAGCACAAGCACTGGAGTCCTTTTGAAATGGTGAATATCTGTATGGAAATTAATACCACTAGAGATATTGCTAGACAAATCTTACGTCACAGAAGCTTTAGCTTTCAAGAGTTTAGTCAACGCTATGCAGAGGTAGTTGATTGGAGCAGAGGAGAAGCGAGGCTTCAAGATGATAAGAATAGACAGAACAGTATACCTACACAGGACAGAGAGCTTCAGCGTTGGTGGGATGAACAACAGACAGCCACATGGAAGCTTTCTACCAATGCATACAAGATTGCTTTAAGCTTAGGCATAGCAAAGGAAGTGGCTAGGAAGGTGTTGCCTGAAGGACTAACTACGTCACGCATGTACATGAATGGTACATTGCGTAGCTGGTTACACTATGTAGATATTCGTTGTGAAGAGTCTACACAAAAAGAACATAGAGAGATTGCAGAGCAATGTAAAGCTGTGCTATCATCTTTGTACCCTAGTTTATTTGAAGGAGTTTGACATGAATTATATTCAAGAAAATTATCGCCAAGCGCAGTTAGGCCTATCTCCTGCTCGCTTTAATTTTAGACACACTACACCTGATGGAAAAACCACTGAGCTTTCCCATGAAGTGGACGATGCTACTAGTTGGCCTAACGCTGTAGAAGCTTTCCTTTCTTTTCTAGAAATTGTCTATGGCTATCCCATCAAGCAAGATGTTTTGTATGATGTGGATATTTATACGCATGATTTACTCACCACAAATAGATTGGTATACACAAACTGGAAACTAAAAGACGAAGACAAAGAAGAAGATTTTTCTGAAGAATAGTTTTGGTGTATAACTGCATCCCCATCTAGGAGCAACTCTGCTCCTTTTTTTCACCTCAACATTCATACACACTGGAGAAACATGAATACTAATGTAGTAACGCCTTGGTCAACTGTTGGCTATTTAACAATGAAAAGAACATATGCACGAAGACTTAATGAGACAGATTTAAACAGTAAGACGGAGGAGTTTACAGACGTAGTAGACAGGGTTGTAAGAGCCACTAACGATCAGCTAGGGTGTGGCTTCACCGAAGCAGAACAAGAGCGTTTAAGGGGCTATCTGTTGGGTTTAAAAGGCATTGTTGCAGGACGCTTCCTATGGCAATTGGGTACTCCCACTGTCTCTAAGCTTGGCTTAGCTAGCCTACAAAACTGTGCATTCACTGTCATTGATAAACCTGTTGAGCCTTTCACATGGGCTATGGATTTGTTGATGTTAGGCAGTGGTGTTGGCTATAACATTCAAAGGAATAATGTTGATAAACTTCCGCTCGTTAATTCTAGATTTGTTCGTCCTACTCGCCTTGATACCGCTGACGCTTCTTTTATTGTGCCAGATAGCCGTGAAGGGTGGGTTAAACTTTTGGGCAAAACACTTAAGGCAGCGTTCTTAAGCGACTCAGAGAATGGCTGCACCTTTACCTACAGCACACAGCTTATTCGTGGTAAGGGAGCACCCATCAAAGGCTTTGGTGGTACAGCTAGTGGCCCTGAAGATCTGTGTAATGGTATCAATAACATCTCTGATGTGCTGGAGAAGCGCAAAGGAAAGCAGCTACGCCCCATTGATTGCTTAGACATTATGAACATCATCGGCTCCATTGTTGTTGCTGGTAATGTACGTAGGTCAGCACAGATTGCTATTGGTGACGCAGACGATGTTGAATATCTGTTAGCTAAACGATGGGACATGGGAAACATCCCGTCATGGAGAGCAATGTCAAACAACTCTGTTGTCTGTGATGACATCAGTGACTTGCATGAATTCTTTTGGGATGGCTATGAGGGTAAGGGAGAACCTTATGGACTCATCAACCTAAAGCTGTCCCGCAAAGTTGGACGCTTAGGTGAGACAGAATATCCTGATCCAAAAGTGCAGGGCTATAACCCATGTGCTGAGCAAAGCTTAGCTGATAAAGAAACATGTTGCTTAGCAGAAATCTATCTGCCCAACATTGAAAGTGAAGAAGAGTTTAATGATGTGGCTACACTGCTTTATCGGATTAATAAACACAGCCTTGCTCTGCCTTGCCATCTACCGCAAACAGAGGCCATTGTTCATGAGAACATGCGTATGGGTATTGGCATCACTGGTTTGCTTCAATCCAACGAAGAACAAAAAAGCTGGTTAGCTTTGGCTTATAAGAAGCTGCGTAACTACGATGCTTTCTACAGCCAAAAGCATGGCTTTAATAAGTCTGTGAAGCTCACCACTGTTAAGCCATCAGGCACATTGTCTTTGTTGCCCGGTGTTACCAGTGGCTGTCATCCAGCCTATGCTAGATTTATGATTAGACGTATTCGTATTGCTTCTAATCATTCATTGGTGCAGGTGTGCCGTGATCATGGCTACCCTGTAGAGTATCAGCGTAACTTCGATGGTAGTGAAGACCATTCAACTATGGTTGTATCATTCCCATTCCGTCATCCTGATCATGCAGTGTTGGCTAAAGACATGACTGCCATCCAGCAATTGGAAACAGTTAAGTGGCTACAAGAAGTGTGGAGTGATAACAGTGTGTCTTGCACTGTCTACTACCGCAAGGAAGAGCTTCCAGAGATTCGTAAGTATCTGAAGAAGCACTACAAGCACAGCCATAAGAGCTTGTCTTTCCTGCTGCACTCAGAGCATGGCTTCCATCAAGCACCGCTGGAAGAGATTAGTGAAGACCAATACAATGCATTGGTTGCAAGCACTAAGCTCATCACCACTATTGATGAAGCTAACATTGGACTTGATGACGACTGTGCCTCTGGTGCTTGTCCTGTCCGATGATTGAAGTAGTCATCACTCCTACTATGTTAGTGGAAGCGAGAGATAAAGCTGCTGAGATGGGGCAGCTTTACAATAGCATCATCAGAGGGGCTGGCAATATGGCTGGCTTCATTGGTGAAGCTATTGCTCAACAGGTATTAGGTGGTAAGTTGGATAACACTTACGACTATGACTTGGTTCTAGATGATGGCACTAAGATTGATGTCAAGACAAAGCAGACAGGCTATGTCCCATTAGAAACATATGATTGCAGCATTGCTAATTTAAATATTAAACAAGACTGTGACTACTATGCTTTCTGTAGGGTGAAGAATGACTTCTCTATTGGATGGTATCTTGGTGTGTATGAAAAACATCAATATTTTAAAGATGCTGTGTTCATGAAGAAGGGGGATGTTGACCCTACGAATGGATATGTGGTAAAGTCAGACTGTTGGAACTTAAAAATATCTCAGCTAATGGAGAAGATATGATTGTAATTAAAGCAGAACGCACAGCACCCTTGCGTATTCAGTTTGAGCAAGGCTACTTTGCCTTTACAAAGGGATGGTTGAATAACCAATACAATCCTTACACCGTTCAAGGAAAGGAATGGCAGAGAGGATTTGATAGGGGTTATTTTGATAACTTAAGGAAGCTTAAAGAAGCTGCTTAAGAGAGACAGGGCATTAGTATAATGGATAATACAATGGTCTTCTACACCATGAATATGGGTTCAATTCCTGTATGCCCTACCATAAGTATACAATGTATGTTTTTAAGTATACAATTACTTCCTAGAAGCTAGTCCCTTTTGATCAGGTGTTGGATAGCGCATCTCTGTAGGCTCAGCAAACACACTCTTACCCTCATCTATTCTTTTCTTTGCAAAGGCTTGTGCCTTTGAATAGATGGCATCAGTTGCTTCCTTACCCGCCAATAAATGATTAAGCTCAGCTTTATTTAATGTAGGCACAATGAGTGGATGCTCTACATTCTTTCCTTTGTATGTAAACTCAGAAGATATTTCTGTAGACACACCGCCTTCTTTATTTGGAAGCGCACCAAGATATCCCTTACCTTTAGCACCTTCACCACTATTGCGTAAACCGTATGGGGCTAGTCCTTCTTCTGTACTATCTTTTTTCAAACCTAAGCCACCACCTTTATTAAGCTTGGGTGTAATATCTCTGATAGTCTCAATGGCTTTCTTTTGTTCTCCTGCTGAGTACAAAATCGGATCTGTTTTCTGTAAAGCTTTCTTAAGCTCCAACAACATAGCAGGTTTAGGACTAGTGTTAAAAGCTTCTTGGCTCATCTCATCCCTATAAATATTTAGCAGCTTGTTAATACTTGAATTAAGTTCGCTTTGGTACTTCTCTAAAGCAGAATAATAGTTTTGACCATAGCCTGTTTTAGTTGATGTCACCTCTGAAGACTTAGCAATTTCATTAAACACAGTGCGAATATCTTTGTATGCTTGATAGGCATTAGGTGCAGTTTTGCTAGCCAGTCCTTTAGTAGAGCTGTAATTAAAGTCATTAAGCCTAGCTAACGCATCATTTATTTTTGTTTCTCTAGCACTTATCTTCCCATACTTCTCACTAACACCAGCTATGTCTTGTGTCACCTTAAGCTTATCTGCTTCAACAAAAACATCTTCTGTTTCTTTAAATAGCTGTGAGCGGGGCAAGCTCAATGGTCTAGCCACATTAGGACTACCAGTGATTGTTCTTGCTAGATAGTTTAAATCCTGTTTATCATATGCATCAAGAGGCATGTTCACTCTTCTGAATTCATATTCAGCATATGGTATTTCCACTTGAGAAATATTCTTAGGATTTTTGCCACCAAACTTTTCAATGTAATAGTTTAAGTTGGGATCTTTGGTAAAGGAGATGGCTCCAGCATTCAATTCAAAGTGAGACATCTTGTTTGTCTGAGGATTGTAGAAACCTCTAGCAAGTTTTTCAGGAGTGCGCTCTGATCTATTACCATGATAAAGAATAACAGGAGGTGTATCTTTATATTTAACACGCAAAGCATCAAGCTTGTCTTGGTATTTAGAAGCAAAAGAAGCAAAGTCTTCTAAAGAAGCAGCATCATCTGCCTCTACTTCTTTTCCTTTAGCTGCTCTGTATTCACCTTGTGCAACAGCTATAACATCTTCATCCAAAGGTTTAGCTCCCTTAGTAAAGGAAAGCTCATCAAGCTTGTCAACTAAAACAGGGAAAGTGTTCTGTCTAATTTCTCTGATATTTTGTAATACTTCTTTTCTTCTGAATGTATCACCGCTTACCAAAGGAAGCTTGTTAAAATCTGGTGCTCTAGATAAAGCTCTTTTTTCTAAATCATTAATTGGTGTGAACACAATATCAGGACTAACAAGGGTTAAGTCTTTTAGTGTTGGCGGTGTAGCTGTACCTTCAGGTGCAATCTCTTTCAGCTTATTTAAGAAACTCTTTTGATAATCATCAGGGAAATCAGTTTTAAATTTATCTAGCTGGTACTGCGATCCCATGCTAGTCTTTAACAAAGACTCAGCTTGGTTAAGTTGCTCTGTGGAATATTTATTAATCTCATCCACAAAGCTTGGCTGCACTGTTTCTTCAGTCTTACTGACAACAGGAGCAGGCTCCATTGGTGTAGCAGGAACAATGACTTCTTTCTTTGGGGCAGTCTTTGTAACAGAAGGAGGCACAGATACAGGAGTTCCTTGTTGCTTCAACAAGTCTTCTGTTTGCTTCACAGCAGGAGCAACTTCCACCCCTGCTTTGGTAGCCATGTCTGTCACCTTCTTAAGCAAGTCATCAGCAGACTCAGTGATAGACTTTTTAGCCACCTTAGTTGCACTCTTACCAATAAGAGTTTCAGCCATCTGTGTAGCCACACCACCAACACCAAATGCTGGTTGTTTCTTTAGAGCAGCAGCAATAGAAAGAGCAGACACATAGTCCTTAGTTTCTGCTAAGTCTTTCTTCATGTTCTGTTTATAAAACTCTGCCGTAGCTCTCTTAACTTCAGGAGCAAGTTTGCTATATTTAATTTCAAACAAACGTGCTTGTTCACCACGATTAAAGGCATCAGCCTCTGCTTGTTTACTAGCAATATCTTTAGCATTTGTTTGCGCCCAAGTAAGAAGATTTTGCATAGCAATTTTTCTAACGTCAGGGCCAGCTTGCTTGTAGAAGTCTGTTTCTTTTAACACATCAAATGTATCAAGCAACAGAGGAGCCATCACCTTACGAGCACTAGCATCTACAATCTTATCTCCAGTGGAGGTAAAGATTTTATTGTTTGGTATTTTAAGTTTAAGTATCTCTTCTTCTAAAGGCTGTGGTGCTCCCTTGATAGTGATACCAGTGAATATCTTCAAAGGCCCTGCATCATTAAACGCAGCTTCTTTTCTTGTAGCTGGTTGATATACAGGAAGCTCTTGTTTAAGAACAGGTGTCTTCTTAATAAGCTGATTCTTCATAGAAGAAAGAAAGCCTTCTTCACCAGCAGGAATCTGATAAGCATCTCTTGGTAGATTTTCATCTCTATCAATAGCACCAATCAAGTCACTGATCTGTTGAACAGGAATTAATGCTCTACCAAAGTATTGACCTGCCCACTCACCAAAGAATGTAGCCACCTTCTGATCAGCACTTCCCTCACCTGTTTGCATATTAGACACTGACTCAGCAAACTTATCTCCCAACCACGCAGAAGTACCGGCAGGGGCTTTGAAACCTGTCATTGCTTCTAAGAATTCTTTAGTGCTGAATTCATCTGTTCTAGCTTTCTCAAGCTTAACCAAGTAGTCACCCATAGCTAAGAAAGGAGCCATAGGAAACAACGCTCTAGTGTCTACTAAACTTCCATCAGGATTCTTTATATCGTACCAATTAGTGTCTTGGTTTTCTTGTCTGTATTTATAAGCTGCATAGATGGCAGCAGTACCTACAGCACCCTTAGATGTGTTCTCTAAGCCCTTCATTAAATATCTCTGACCTTCTTCATTGCCTGCTCTTAACATAGAAGAGCCTTTAGCTATGTCAGCAGCACCAGAAAAGACACCCATAGGGCTATGCTTGTATGTCCACGACATGGCATTAGCCATAAAGCGAGGGAAAGGAACGAGGGTAGAACCAACAGGGCCTAATGATTCCACAAACTTAACTGCATGGAACATTACACCTTGTGTTGGCATCTTGCTAAATGTAGCAGCCAATGCTTCATCTGTAGCATTCTTTAGCACATCAAAAGGAATATTCTTTCCTTGTGACATGATGTCATACATATCAATACCAACACGGCTAAGTTGTTTCTCAACAGAAGCAGTGAAGATGGCTTTTCTAAAGAAAGCATCTTGAGCTACGTTCAATGTGTTAGCCATCTGTGCCACTTTAGAAAGTTCAGTGGCTTCGTTCTCACCCACTGTGCGTAAGATACGACCACGCAGAGTAGGAGAACCAGCAAGAAGTCTTTCAGCTACATCAGAAGATAGGTTGCTTTGTCCTAAATAGAAAGCTGTTCTAACGGCATCATCATAGACACCTTTAAGACCACCAGTAAAACTACCTGTCAATGGTTTACCGCTGCCAAGTTCATAGGCTGTTTTACCCATACGATATAGAGAAGACTCAATGGCTTCTGATGCTGCACCAAAAGTTACAACCATACCACCTGAAAAAGCATTGCGTACAGTGGTAGCAACTTGCGACACCATCAAGGCCTTAAGCTCTCTATCTAGTCTCATTGATAGATCATACAGACCAGTGAATGCAGATGTCAGTGTGTTACGTTTACCATACATCAAATCCACTTCTTTAGCAGCAGCAGGATCAATGTTCTTAAGTTTGTTTTGTAAACGAGCAAGAACAGAATAGGCTTGCAATGTACGACCAGCGTCCCCTGCTGTTGTTCTATTCATACGAGCAAACTCTTCTGGTGTAACTCCAGCATTAGCTAGAGCATCACGAAGAATAACATCATCAATGTTCTCAATGTTCATGAAAACATTCTTAACAGCATCACTAATCTTCTGATCAGCTTTAGGAGCAAGCTCAGGAACTTGTGACCAAACATTGCTTGCAATCTGTGCAGCCTTCTTGTTCACATCATTTCTTATTTGCATCTCAGCAATAGATGTAGGATCTCCTTCTTTATTAAGAAGCTTCCTACCTTCAAAGATGTCATAAGCATCTTCAAGCTGTGTCTCTGTTGCTGCTTTAGGAGCCACCTTTACTTCAGGCGGTGGTGTAGATACATCCATCTTAGGCTCTATACGGCCTCTAGCAGCCTGTTGACGCTCTGCTAATATGGCATCTAACTCTCCCACCTTTGTCTTACCTCTAGCAAGCCTAGCGGCTGTTAACAAGCCACTTGTTTCTAGTGTTCCACCAATAGCACCGATAGCTCCAGCAGTGCCTGCCTCAGTGAGGTTGATTCCTTCAGCAACTTTCTTTTCTTCTGCCACTAAGTTTGCTTCAATTTCCTTAATTTGATCAGCCACTTCTTGCTGCTGTTCTGGTGGAAGCTGTGCCACCACTTGCTTAGCTTGTTCAACCTTGGCTCTTGTGTTTTTGTTAGCAGCGTCTTGTGTTACAAGTTTTCTACGCTGTTCTTGTACGTTACCTAAAGCAGCGCCTGTTCCTTCAACAGTGGGAACAGTGAGTGCAGCAGTAGTACCAAGCCTACTAGCTAGTGCTGCTCTAATTCCTTTTGTGGCAGCTTCTTTAACAAAGACATTCTTAGCTACAGTACCAGCACCTAAAGAAATAGCTGTGGTTGGATCACTAATAACACTTCCTAAAGCATCAAGAACAGGTGTAAATCCCTTCTGTCCTTTTTCACTGAAATAGCTTGCTGTGTTATCAAAGATGTCATAAGCTTTTTTAGCTTTTAACAAATCTTCTCTACTAGCATTATTTAAATATTGTATCTCTTGTGTACCTGAAATAAGGTTACCAAAAGAAAGCATACGCATGTGGCTAGCCCACCGCTTAACATAGTCATCTTTGGTTTCATTAGGAAGTATAGCTCCTTCTTTACCAAATCTAGCTACAGCATAGTCATTGATGGCTTTGAAGTTGTCTGGATTTTCAGACAAGTCTTTGAAAGAAAATTGACTCTCCTTAATCTTCTTTTCTCTTTCTAGATTGCTAGCAGCAGCTTGAATGCTACTTTGTTTAGCTGTCTCTATAAGAGAAAGTTTAGGAGCAGGAGCAGCCTCTGCTACAACAGCATCAGCAGGCGGTGTCCAGCTACTTGTTACAGCATCAGCAGGAGGCTTCCATCCACCAGTGGAGGGAGCAGCAGTGGCTTCTACAGCATCAGAAGGAGGAGTCCATGCCATGTTTATTTCTTACCTTTAGTGTAGGGCTTACCATCAGGGCCGGTTGTTGTTTCACCCGGTTTCATAGTGGCCCACTTAGCATCAAACTGTGCTGCTGTAGGAAGCTTTGATGGAGCAGCAGGTGGCTTAGCAGGGGCAGGAGTAGGCGCTGCTGACGCTGCTGATGCTGGTGTTGCTACTGGTGCTGCTGGAGGTGCAGGAGGAGGCGGTGTTCCTCCACCAGTTGGAAGTCTAGCTACACCATTCTGATCAAACACAACACCAATAGAAATCAAAGCTGTCTTATGAAGCTCAGACTTAGGCTTACCATCTGCTCCTGTCATCTGAGCAATAACAGCGTTTCTTCCGTTATTTATGCCTTGTCTATAAAGTTTCTCAGAAGCCAAGTCTTTAGGCTGTACAGAAGTTGATCCATCAGGATTAGTAATGGTGATGAATGAGCCGGGAGGCATAGCGTCTTGAATAGCAGAAGCAACACCTTTGGTGGCTGCTGAAATGTAATTGGCTGCTGATATTTTCTCTACGTTAGTTTCCTGTTTATCAAGAAGCTGTTCACGCTGTTTCAATTCACCAGTTAACAGAGCCACTTGTTTAGTGTCGCCAGCTTTTCTTGCTTCAATAATCTTATTAGCAAGGTCTGTTCTAATATCAGCTTCTGTAACTTTCTTATCAGTGGCTAAAAGTTTCTGTCTATTCTTCAATTCTAATTCAAGCTTAGCTTTAACTTCTGGGTCTTTTTCTGCTTGAATCTTTGTAACAAGATTAGACTGTATCTGCTCATTGCTTAACGACTCAGTACGGGTAAGAGTTTCAGCCACAACAAAAGCAGCCACCTTAGCAGAAGCTTTTGCAAGAGCATCAGGATCACCAGCCTCTTGTGCTTTAACTACAGCAAGCTTTGCTTGTTTAAGTTGTGCATCATAGCTAGGAGTGGATAAAACACCTAAGTTAAACTTAACTTCACCTTCAGGCATCTTAGGTTTGAAGTTCATTGCTCCTTTTAACTGCTCTGGATCAAGACCTAAAGGAGCAACAATTCGTTTAAGTTCTTGATCTTGTGTACCTGCTGTAATCTTTTGAATAAGATTCATACTCTTATTAGCTTCAACAGGAGCAGCCTTAGCAGCAGACATGTCATACATGTTGTTAACAAGATCATCCACTGATTTACCAGTATTGGTAGAAGCAAGCTGTGCAAAGTCTGTAAACTTAACTACAGATGGATCCCAATCAGCCTGTGCTGCTCTAGCTTTTAAAGCAGCAATAGCAGCAGGGTTTGTAGCAGCAGTGACTAAATCATCATTAGACACTGTAGGAAACTGAGACTTAAGAAAGAGAACATCCTCTTTCATCTTATTAGCTTGCTTATCTCTAGCATCTTTTACTTTATTGTGATTATCAATAAGCATAGACGCTTGAGCAGCAGCTAGTTCTCTAGCATTCTTTTCTTCTTTTTTAATATTCTCAGTGATGGTGGTAGCAGCACCAGTTGCAAATGCTTGAAAGAATCCAGCCATTACATCACCTCTTTCTGTTTACGTGCCATAAGACCTGCTGGCTTAGTTTCCTGTACTTGTTCAACAGTTTTCTCCATGCTCTCTAAAGCTTTCTTCATAGCAAGCTTAGCAATACCAACAGGAATAATATTCTGTTTCTCTATCTCATCAGGGAAAACAATGTAGTCTACGTTACTAAGCTCAGCAAATGTAATTAACAATTCAATAATGACAGGCATAACCAGTATGCCCATATCCATTGTATGAACACCTTCGCTTACATGATTAAGCATGATTGATTGTGCCATCACAGACAGAGGCACTTTAGTTTCTATGGCATCAATGGCATTAGACATTACTTCTGGATCAGAAAAACTATCCATATATCTTTGAACAACCTCACCAATATTAACTAATTGAGGAGGCTGTTGCCAAGGCCTGCTCTTCTCAGGAGCAGTCCAAGAAATACCCGGAGGTACTGGTTGTATTACATCAAGAGGGCTTGATTTATTTGGTTGCATTTAGCATTCCCTTTCTAGCTTCTCTAATACCCTGCACTGTGTCAGCAACAATCTTCATATTCATTTCTTCTTTTTTAGTCTCTTCTGTTTGCTTCTCCTTAGTAGGAGCAAAGCCCATAGGCTTCTTCTTAGAAGTAGAGGGTTTATTAGAAGCAATGATGCCTTCTATTTTATTTATGTATGATTTAATGTGTTGCATTACAGTCCTAACCATTTAGATATTTTTTCTCCCAAACTATCAGCTATTTTACTACCGCCGCTGGAGGTTAACAGAGCAGCACTCAGGCTACCTAAAGCTGCATAGTAAGCAGCGTCTGCTGCTGCATCTCCAGCATACTTAGTTGCATTAGCAGTGATAGTCACTTTAGAAATTTCATTAGCTCTCATTAAAGCATTATCAGAAGTCTTCCATGCTGTCTCAAGCTGATCTCTGTATGTCTGAGAAAGCTGAGCATATGTAGAAGCAGATAAGTCTGTAGCATTCTTAGCATTGACAGCAGCCATTGCATTTATTTCTCTAGTGTTTGCTGTAGAAACATCTGCTAACAGTTTAGCATTTGCTATATTAATTTGAGTTGATAGGTTTGCATTAAATTCTGCTCTATCATTTGCTTCCTGTGCATTAAACTTAATAAGCTCATCAGCAGCAGACTTATTAAACATAGCCACTTTATTCTTTTCTGTTGCATTATACTGCGAAGCAGAGAGAGCAAGTTGTGCATTTATTTTATCAGCTTCTAAAGCATTGGCAGCGTTGGTTGCTTTAGCTGCATTAGCAGCAGCAGTGTCTGTAATAATTGAATCAGCAATTTCTTTAGCTTTAAACAGAGCTGTCTGTTGTCTGTTGTCTAAGTTCTTAACATCTAGAGTTAAGAAAGCCTTAGCATTCTCTACAGCCACTTGCTGTCTATTATTTAAATTAGCTGTTTCTAAATTAGCAACTTGTGCTGTCTTAGCTAACACCAATGCTTGTCTATTAGACAGGTTTTGTAAATCCATTGTGCTTGTTAAACGTGCGTTCTCTAAAGCAATGGTTACATCAGCAGTGAAGTTTTTATCAGCAATGTCAGCAATACGAGCAGCGTTCAATACTTTAGTCTGGAAGTTTTGATCAAATTCTTGTCCTAAGAATTTAGCTCTTTGTTCTCCCAACACCATTGCTGTTTGTTGCCTGTTAGACAGGTTCTGTAAACCCATTGTTTCAAACACTTTGGCATCAGTGGCAGCAATAGGAAGAGCAGCTTCTAATGTGGCTTGAACAATGGCCTGTCCTGCCATGCTGCTAGCACCAAGTCCTCTAGCGGCAAGCTGTGCTGTAACACCACGCATAGAAGCAGCAGCCCAAGGTGGTGGGTTTCCTGCATCAAAGTTTGTTAACAGTTTATTAAGCTGACCTTGTGTGGTCATCTCTTCTGTCACTACACCTTGAGCAGCTTGTGTCTTAGCTAGAGCAGTTTCCACTGCTGTTTGATCTACAGCAGATCCACTAACAATTTCTCCAGCCTGTAGGGTTCTTTTTTCAGGCGCTTTCACAAGCGTTGTTGTTCCTTGAGCAGCTTGTTCCTTACCCACTGCTGTCTCAGTTGGGATAGCGGTGGCAGCTTGTGCCTGTGCTCCTTGAGAGACAGTGCCTTGTTCTGCATTCACTCCAGTAAGGCTAGCAGCAAGTTTTGCTTGTGCAGCATCTGTTGTTATTTTTTCTGCTGCTGTTTTTGGAGGAGCAACCACTTCGGTAGAAATGACATTAGTTGAGGGAGCAGCTTGTTGTGTAGCGGGTGCTTGTGGTGTTGCAGACACCATTCCGGGAGTGATTGCTGTAGTTGTCGCAGCACCCATAGTGGCTGATGGATTAGAGGGTTCTACAGCACCGCCAACGGCATAACTTCTTTCACCTCTAGTAGATTTAGTACGCTCACTTAAAAGATCAATGAGGAGAGAAACAGCAGAAGTTACATCCTTACCTTCTTTTTCTTTTTCTGTTGGTGGCTGTTGATCCCTACTGCCTAAATTAAAGGGGTTTGTGCCGCTAGGAGTGACTGCATTGGCTGTACCGAATGTTCCAGCAGCAGACACAACGCCTTGACCAGTAGCAGAAGGGACAGTGAGTCCTTGTGCTCCACCCATACTAGTAGGAGCAAATGGATTAAAAGAAGAACTTAAATTAGGAGTGGCTCCTTTTACAAGCCCTTCTGTTGTAGGGGCTGCAAGCTCAAAGCTAGTAGCGGCTGACGGTGTTGCTTTAAAGGAAGGTGCTCCAGAAGCACCAGATCCAAAGCTGTAATCAAGCTGTGTAGGCATACTGCTAGCTGTTACACCAGTGTAAGCACCAGCAGGTACAGAATTTAGAGCAGCAGTTTCAAGACCAGCATATGCGGTGGTATTGCCTGCTGCTAGTGCATTAGCCGCAGTAGCTTCTTTGGCTGCTAAAGCAGCGGCCTCTGCTTCTGTTAATGTAGCGCCTGTGCCAACTGCATCAGCAGCAAGCATTTCAGTCCCATAGAGATAACCACCAGTAACAACAGCAATAGTTACCCAACCTCCGGGAATTTCTTCATTTACAAAATCATCAACCTGTGATCCAAGTTCTTTAACAGTGCCGCCAATACCACCACTATCATCTAAGCCTACAACATCATCAAGAGCTTTACTGATGGGATCATTACCACCATACAGTTTAATCTGCCTATTACCTACGTGTTTAAACGCATTACTTGGTAATGAAGGTATTCCTAAAAGAGCTAAACTATTACTATATCTCATACTGTGGCCTTCCAATAAAATTCAGGAATATCTGACTTAGTTACAGGAACACCTAAACTTTCTAACAACGGAACAATCTGATTATTGTCTGGCGTTGGGCCATATATTACTTTAATATCAGATTGTTTTATTTTTTGAATAAACTTAGTAAGTGATTTAACTAGTGTCATTGGTTTATCCAAAGAATATAAATGACAATACACGACACCCGGCTTAATCTTTCTAAGCTCTAAGACAGACTCATTCTCTTGTAACAAGATAGAGTCCCCCGACTTAACAAGTCTATAAATAGCATTAAGTCTTTTAGTTGGGTCTTGTCCTATTGATCTCATATATTGTTCAATGATATAAGAGGCTTTACTTTTAGGAGCAGCTACAGCACCACCTTGTGCATATCCAACCATCCCACCCTTAGCCATGTTCTCAGCAAACTTAGAAGTGATGAAAGCATATCGCTGTGCATCTGATGGTCTAGACATTAAGAACTCATCAAACATTTGCATAGGGCCTTCATAGCCCATCTTTCTAGCTACAACTTCTTTTTGTGTTGCTGTGAAATTTTCTTTCATTTTTTTACTACCCTATACAAATATTCTAAAAAATGTTGATTATCTTTTAACACTGATATCAATCCTGTAGTTAAACAATACACTTGTCTTTCGTTCATATTAAGTTGCATGGCATTATCTATTGCGTGTACAGTTTCATGTAACACTGTATCCACTTCTAGTGGCAGGGGCTGACCGTTCTTTATTTTTATTTTTAAATTATCCCAGTCACACTCACCAACAGCGTCTTTTAATTCATCTAAGTAAACAATCTCATATTCCCTACCAATTATGTTTAGGTGGTTTGGAGACATTATATCACCGCTTAAGCAACAAGTCCATTTAAATACACTGTCTTACCATTTTGTTTAGTTGCTGTCAACTCTTGTTTCTTAAGATTGTTGGGGTCATAGGAAACATGAACCCACCCACTATCAGGAATACCGGGAGTGTAGAATTCAAGGATGAGTTGTGTATATTCTAAGTTGTCCATAATCCACTGAGCAAGCTCAGCATTAGCAACACCGGGTATTTCTATATCGGCTGCTTGGCCCTTGCAATGGTCTGAGGTCTTCGATCCTCCCACAGCAGCATTACTTTCAGGACTGCGAAATGCACTATTACACTTTACACCTTTTTTATAATGATCTCTAACAGGTTGTAATACTTTCTCACACAGAAGTTTAAGACTAGTAATGGCTGCTTCATCTGGTGTATTATCCAGACCTAAACGTAAAGCAGTCTCAGACTTAGTAAGTTCATGTAAAGAGAAGTTGGCTGTTAAATTCATTTCATATTCCTTAAAGTGTTATAGGTTTCAATACAAGCATTAAGCTTTCTTATGGCTGTGTCGCCTTCGGCTGTGATGGCGATAAGAGATGTAGCAACCTCTCTGTCAAGTTCGGTTCGTGTTTCTCCGCTGTTATCTCCAACGGCAGGGGCGGCATCTGAGGAGGGACATACGGAGCCTTGGGTGGGGATTGACAGGCGCAAATCACCAGTGGCAATGTTAGCCCTAAGAGTAGTGATTTTCTTTTCAGCATCTTTGTTAGACTTTCTTAATGTATCTGCATATGTTGTGGCTACTACAGCCATTTGTTTCTCTGTCTCTCTAGCCTTCTCATTTAAAGCAGCAATCTCAGCTTGTTGCTTCATGTGAGCATCATGACCACCCTTCCAATAACCCCCTCCAAAACTGCTTAGAACAGCCAGCAAGACGGTTAAAAGTATGTAGGGGTTAAGGATGCTCATGGGGCAGGTGGCTCATCGTTATCGTTGGCTTCTGCCTTAGCACTTGCGTTGGCAATTGCTTTGACACCAGAGCGACCAGCAACACCACCAAGCACACCAGTGATGAATACCATGATGGTACTAATCTGTTGTGTATACACCTTGTCAATTGCAGCCATGCTACCGTTCATTGGTTGCGTAACGAATGAAACGCTATACAAGAACATAGCCATAGAAGCTAGCAGAATGGTCACCAAGACCACGATAACGAATGCCCATACCCTGACTTCAATCTCGTCAGCGTTAAGGCGATTATTTGGTTTGTATCCAATTGTTGGCATTACTTCTTCTCCTCTGGTTTAACAAGCATCTCAGGACAAGTCCCTGCTGCTGTACAAATTGGTGGCTTACAGTCTTCACTATTCCAATTCTTTGGGTCTTGGCAGGGGTAACGGTAACGGTCTTCGCACCCTGTCAAACACAAGATTGTCATTAATACTAATAGGCTTTTTATCATTTTCCTTCCTTTCAATCTTTCTTCTAAGTCTTTCTATCTGTTCAGTTTGTTGCTTCACTTCTTGTTTCTGTGAAAGAACATCAAGATACATCCAAGCTAATAAAGGTAACATAAAAGCTACTAAGACAACGGCAGTGATCCATCCTAATACTCCCATCACATCACTTCCTTGTACCGATGAAACGACAGAAGAAGAATCCAGAGGTATCCGATAAGCACCAGTGTCATAAGGCTGTAGACTAACTTTCTTTGTCTGTCCTGTTCTGTTACTTGACGTTGCCATCTTTTAAGTCTTTCACGCTTTTCCTGC